GTTGTCCTTCAGGGCGGTGGAGTGCACGGCCGTCAGGTGGTCGTTCAGCCTCGCTTGCATCGCCTCGGTGGCGTTGAGCTGGGTCAGGGCCGAGACGTAACTCCCGTACTTCGTGGCGACCGCCGGGTCGGAGAGCACATCCGTCGAGAACTTCTCGGCGTCCTTGTAGCCGTCGGTCTGGGCCTTCTTCGCGGCCTCCTGCATCTCGGCGAGGTCCAGGGTCACCTTCGGGTGGTGCGCCGGTCCCAGCAGTTCTGCGGCCCGGTCCTCGATCTGCGCGTTCGACATGTCGTCGGGGCTGGGCGCGTTGGCCTTCTTCAGCGCAGCCTGCAACGCGTGGTCAAGTTCCTGCTCGGCCGCCTTGGTGTCGGCCTTCAGCTTGTCCATCGTCGGAACGTCGGTGGACGGGTTGTCATGCTCCAGCATGTGCTTGCCGACGGAGACGAGGGTGGCCTTCTCCATCGGGCTGAGCCCGGGGCCGCCGTCCTTCGTCTTCATGGCGATCTTGCTGAATGCCTTCTGCTTCGCCGACAGAACCGACTCCGCGAACGACTGATCCCAAGCGGCCTGACGCAACTTGTCCTGCGCCGTCTTGACTCCGGGGTCGCTCATCACGGCGCCCGCGTACAGGGCGGTGTGCTTCTTGACCAGGGCCGAAGCGGCTTCGTTGGCGGATTTGGTGTGCAGGCTGGTTGCGTCCGGGTTGTCGGCGTCGGTCAGCCCGGCGATCTGCTTGGCCGCGAGGAACTGCGTGCCGATCGGGGTGCCCGCCACGCTCTTCTTCGCTTGGGCCCATACGACGGCATGGTTGTGCAGGTCCTGAACGAAGCTGACGGCCTCACCCTTGGGCGTCTCGGCCTTGGGCGCGCCGGGCGCACCCTTGAACTTCTCCAGCAACGCCGTCGCGGCGGCGACCTTCTTGGGGTCGAGGAACTTCGACTGCCCCTTGGTCAGCTCCGAGACGATCTTGTCCTGGACGTCGTTGGGCAGGGCATGGAATTCCTCGGCGCTCAGCGGCTGGTAGGCGGCCAGATGGTTCTTCGACCAGGAGGCGCCGGGCGCGTGCCCGTTGGCCATGGCGATGGCCTCGGTGACGTGCTTGGGCAGCGCCTTCGGCTTCTCTGCCGGGGGCGAAGTGGCGACCTCGGACAGCTTGTGGTTCCCGGCTTCGCTGACACCCTTCTTCGGGCCGGATGCCTCCGGGGTGACCAGGGTCGGCGTCTTGCCCGGCTCGTGCATCTCGACGATCTTCGGCTTCCCCGCCGGGGCCGGGGCGTTCGGCGTGGCCTTCGCCGCTTCAGGGGCACTCGTCTTCGGCATGACCTTGATGAGTGCGCCCTTGGGAAGATGATGCTTCTCGCCGTCCGGGGTCTTGACCACATAGTGGCCGCCGCCCTTGCCGAGGGGCGTGACGAAGATCAGCTCGGCCGTGCTGCTGTCGCCGACGAATCCGATCTTGACCTTCTTGCCGCCGATCATGACGTCGGCGGACCCTTCCTTGTTGATGATCTTGCTAAGTTGCAGCGGAGTCATCGAGGTAGGCGTGGAAATCGCCGACTTCGGAAGCTTCGGGGTGTAGGTCTCGGTCAGCTTCGGCTTCGCCTGGTGCGCGGCCAGCTTGGCGTTGACCTCGGCCAGCTTCTTCTCGGCCGCCGTGACCTTGGCCTGCTGCGCATCGACCTTGGCGGCCTGCTTCGGGAGCGGCGACTTCTCTGCGGGCGCGGCCTTCTTCAAGGCGTCGGACAGCTTGGTGACGGCCTCGCCGGAGGCGGGCGGGGCAGCAGCCTCGGCGGGCTTCGGCTTGACCGCGCTGTCGCCGCCCAGTTTCGCGGGCTTGTGCGTCTCGGTCGCCTTGGGGGCGGCCGTCTTCGGGGTGTAGGTCTCGGTCAGCTTCGGCTTGGCCTGGTGCGCGGCGACCTTGGCTTTGATCTCGGCGACCTTGGCTTCGGCTGCCGTGACCTTGGCCTGCTGCGCGTCGACCTTGGCCTTCGCCTTGCCGACGTCGGCCTGAGCCTTGGCGTCGCCCGGGGCGGGCAGCTTGGCCAGCAGCTCGGTGGCCTTCTTCTGCTGCGGGCCGAACCCGTCCTTCTGGACGTTGGCCAGCTCGGCCCGGATCGACTTCTTGTCCGCATCCGGCAGGCCCGCCCACTGCTCCGGGGTGATCGTGGCGGCCTTGTCGAGCTTGTACTGCGGGGTGACTTTCTCCTGAGCGATGACGTGCGCAATGCCCTTGGAGGCGACGGTCGGCTTCTTGCCCTTCGGCCCCTTCTCGCCCGTGCCCACGTTCTTGACGGCCTGCCCGAGGGTGACTTTGCCGGGCTCGTTGACGTGCACCCCGGCGGAGTCGCTGATGGCCTTACCGGCGTGGTGGGCTTCGCCTCCGGCGGCCTTGGCGGTCTTACCGGCGTCGGGGTGGGGCTTCGCGGCGACCGGGGTGAGGAGCTTCTTCGGGATCGGCAGGCCTTTGGCCTTCAGGTCGGCGATCTTGGCGACCCTGGCCTTGTTGGCCTTGTCGACCTTCGCTGACTCCAGCGCGTGGTAGGCGGCCGGGGCGGTGTCGAACAGGGTGCCCTTCCAGCCTTTGCAGGGGCCGGGGTGCAGCGGGTTCAGGCAGGCGGTCAGGGTGCAGGTGTCGTGGGCGTCGTCGTCCTGGTAGAGCGCGGCCTGGATTGCGGTAGTGCCGAACTGGACGTCCGGGGCGGCGGCGGCGATGAGGGAGTGGACCTCGGCGACGACTTCGGCGTCCGACTTGGATGTCCCGACCGAAAGCTTGAACAGGTCGTCTGGCACGCCGTCGAACTCGACGGTGACCGTCTGGTCCAGCAAGCCCCTCAGGTTCATGCGGGCATCGTACTTGATCGTTTTTGATCTTCAGCGGTCCGAGCGGCCCCTATCCGCGCCCGGCTTCCTTGAGCACCTTCGCCTCGGCCGCCTTGTGCTTGGCCTTGGCCTGCGCCGACTTCGCCTTGCCGTACGCGGCGCGCTGCTTCGGCGACATCTTGGCGACCTTGGCGGCCTCGGCGCGCCGGTCGAGGATGGCTTGCGCCCGCTTGGCGAGGGCTTCCTTGTGCCGTTTCGCGGTGGCGTCGAGCCGGTCCTGCTGGGCGGTGTCCTGCACGCCTGCCCGCTTCGCCTGGTCGTTGCTGCGGGCCGCGTCCTTCAGGGTCTGCTGGTGCGGGGCGAGGGCCTTCTTGTATCCGGCGATGGCCCGGCGCGCCATGGCGGCCAGTCTCGGGTTGGTGGCGTTCTGCGCGGCGACGGCCTGTGCCTGGGCGATGGCCTGGGACAGGCCGGTGACGGCGGTCTGCGCGACCTGGGCCGGGGTCTTCTTGGTGGCGTCTTCGGCGCCGGGCTCCGTCTCGCCGCGCTTCTGGCCTTTGCACAGGCCGGGCTTGTGGGTCTGCATGCAGAACTGGCCGTCGGTGCACACGGATTGCATGAGGGTGATGGAGGCGGACAGGTTGGGGGGGCCTTTGTACTGGCGGTTGCCCATCTCCGTGGGTTCGTTTTCGATCTCCAGCAGTTCCACGCACCGGCAGTTGATCACCTCTTTGGCGGGGGCGTCCGGGTCGTGCGGGTGCTGCATCTGGAAGCCACCGACGATGAACGGCTGGGAGAACGGCACGGTCTGCCCGTCGGCCTCGACATGGTCGGGCCGGGTGCGCTTGTCTTCGGTGGCGAGCCACCGTTTCACCCAGGCGGTGCCCGGGTCGTTGGCGACGATCATGGAGAAGGCGTCGTTGAGGCCGCCGTTGTAGGCGCCGACGACCTCGGTGCGGGCAACGGTGCGGGCCCGGTTCTTCCAGGCCGGAATGCTGGTGTCGGAGAACAGCTGCTCGATCTGGGCCTGCACGTCGGGGATGCTGGCCCCGTTGCCGGTGGCCGCGTTGATGATGTGGGAGACGGCGCCGAAGACCTCGTCGGGGACGGCGTTGAGCCGGTTCTCCCGCTGGGCGATCCAGTTGTGCACGAACGGCCGGGACTCGAACACGGTGCCGTTGGCGAACAGGTCCTTGTAGGGGGCGGCCAGGACTTCCCGGGCGACGTCGGCCGTGTACTGGGCGGTCAGGGCCGCCCATTTGGGGGTTTGGGAGAAGACGGTCAGCGGGTCGGGGACCAGGCCGAGGGTGGCGACGCCACCGGCGAACATGGCCGTCTTCACGGCGGCCATCCACTCCAGCATCATGTCGAGGTACGCCTCATAGAGGGGCGGCTCGTACTGGGCGAACACCGCAACGGCGGCCTGCTGCTGGGCTTCAGCGCTCGGCAGGGTAGTGGGTTGTGCCACGGTCGCGGCCTCCTCGCAGGTTTTTGATCGCCCAGATGATGCCTGCGACCTCGTCCGGGGTCAGGTCGCAGCCCTGGCCCTGTTCTTCTTTGGCTTTCAGCTTGCCGAGGCCTGCCGCGAAGCCCCTGACGAGGCGCATGTCGGGGATCATGGCTGGCCCTCGTCGTAGATCGACTTCCCGTACGGGTCGGCTTCGGTGTGCCGGTGAGGGTCGATGTGGCTGCTGCACCGGCACACGTCGGCACCCCAGAGAGAGCCGTCATAGGTCGGCGTCCGGCGGGGTTCTGTCCGTACCTGGGCGGGGGTCATCGGATGAGCCAGGCGACGAGGAGCAGGGTGGCTCCGTCGGCAATGAGGCCGACGGCGCCGACGGTGAATACGGCCAGAATTCCGAGGCGCATCCAGTCCGTTTTGCCCCCCACCCCCGATACTGAGCTGCGGTTTCCTGGCATCTGTACCGGCCGGTAACTGTCTCCGGACACGTACGGGACATCACGGAACATGCCCCGGGTGGCGTACGTGCGGCCCCTCACGACAGCACCCCCGAACGGATGTGGATCAGCGCGGCGTCCAGCATCCTCGGCTCGTGCCCCATCCCCCGGGTCAGCAGCTCCGTGCAATACCCGCTCAGCAGCTCTTCCAGGTCGTCAGGGTCCACACCCAGGGCCGGTGCCTGCTCCCGGACGTGCGTCCACGCACCGGCCAGCAGGGCGGGCACGCGGGCCTGATCCGGGACGACCTGAGTGTGCAGCTCATGCTTGGGTACCGCGTAGCGGGCCCGGGACGGCCCGGCGACCAGGCGGCCCCCCGCCAGCTCCAGCGCGCGCCGTACGGCGCTGTCGGCGGCGTAGAACAGGGGCGACCCCTGGCGGGGGCCGATCGACGCGGCGAGCGCGCCCAGCTTCTGGCCCTTGCCGACGTTCCCGGCCTCGGCGTCGGCGACGGACGGGAACTGGGGCAGGCCGCGCGCCCCGGCGTCGGCCGGTTCCGCCCCGGCCTCGTCATAGCCCGGGTCCCCCGGCATCAGGTCGCCCGGGGCGCCCGGGGCGGCCGGGGCGGCAGGCAGGGAGATCTTCGGCAGGCCGAGGATCTTCTGCACCTCCGGGTCACCCGCGTAGGCGGGCTGAGCCAGGACGAGGGCCTTGACCAGGTTGTATTGCAGCTCCTTGTCCTCGGGGGCGTCGTCGTCGGTGAAGGAGGCGTTGTCGCGGGCGGCCTTCGCCGAGATGTATTCCTTCTCGGCGAACTGGAGTGCCTGGTCGGAGCGGTTGGGGCGGACGGTGAGAGCGGTGATGTCGAACCAGAGGGTGACTTTCTCCGGGTTCTGCACGCCTGCCGCTTTGAGGGCGGGCTGGAAGTAGCCGATGTTGAGGGCGTCGGCGAGCTGGATCAGCAGAGGTTCGATGTGGATTTTGATCGAGGACTCTTCGATCTGCCACGACGACCAGTGGTTGGATCCGCCCATGCCGGTCAGCACCTCGGGCGGGATGTCCAGTGACATCGCCATCCGCTGCACGGCGTCCTTGCGCATCTGGGAGATGTGGTCCGAGATGGTCGAATCGAACGTCAGGTGTTTGACCTTGTCGAGGGCGTCGACCGCCATCTGCAAGATGATCGGCACCACGGCGGCGGCGCTGTCGCGCTGCTGCATCGACGTGGCCATGGTCTTCTGCAACAGCTCCGAGAAGCCCTCGACGCCGGTCGGCTGCGGAACCCCCGGGTTGTCCTGCGGCGGCCGGGGGAAGTCGATGTTGTCGGGCAGCAGCAGGATCCCGGCACCGGCGAGCCGCGAGTCCAGCTCGGCGAACACCCGCTTGGTGCACTGCTCCAGCTCGCGCAGCACCGGCAGGATGGCCCGCACGGTGGAGTCGGCCGCGTCGTAGCGGCGCGGATGCGGATTCCAGGCCCGGATCAGCAGGTCCGTCGCCGGGTTCAGCTTGTAGTTTCCGCCGCCGTGGGTGATGGACCGCTTGACCATGATGTCGTCGCCGCGCCGGAACACCTCCGACGAGGAGCACACATACCACTTGTCGGCGGCCTCCCCGCCGTCCTTGGCCTTCTGGTAGCCCTCGGCGACGATGAACACGTCCCCGGCGGTCATCATGTTAATTCCCATCAGGCGTTGTGCCTGGGCCTTCGCGGCGGGGGAGCCGAACATGGTCTCGGCGATCAGCTTGATCTTGGGGTCTTCGACTTCGTCACCGACTACGCCGTCGTCGGTGATCTGGGCGGCGTACATGCGGCAGCGGGAGACGGCGTTGCCCACCCAGTTGACGACGAACCGCATCTCGCCGCAGATGTCGTAGTGGCGCCACGCCTCCCACTGCCAGCGGTGGTCGCCGAGTTTGAACATCTGCCAGGAGGCGGCGTCGCCCAGGTTGATGGGCACGGCGGCGGCGGTCAGGGCGGCGGGCCGGGTGCCGGGGCCGTCGATCCCCCCGGCCGGTACGACCTTCTTGCGGGTCATCAGCCCCACCAAGTCACCCCTTCACGCGTGCGAGCGCACCGGCCGCAGCGGACAGGGCCAGCGCGAGAGCGGGCACGAACAGCCACGGCGAATCGCCGTAAGCGTAGATGATCGGGGCGGCGGGGATGGCCAGCCAGATAGACAGGCACCACGGGCATAGGAACAGGTAGGCGAGCATGTCGTGGCCGCGCTCTTTGAGGGCGCCGACGAAGGCGTCGCGGGGCGGCGTGAGGATCACGTCGCTGGTGAGGATCACTATGAGGCGGGCGAACGCGAGCAGGTAGATGGCGTAGCAGACAGAGGAGCCGGGCATGGCCACCATCGTAGGTGGTCAGCCCGGCTCGGCCGGTAGGCGGCTTCAGTTGACGATGATGGAGTCTGGATCAGTCCTCGTCGTCGTCGACCAGCTCCATGCTCATGGACCCGCCCGAACGGGGCATGTACGCATTCCCGACCTCGTCCGGCTTGATGATGAGCTTCCCGGCACGGACCACGGCGGTCTCGGCCGCGCGCATCACAGCATCGACATCGTCACCCGCGAACGCGGGAACCGTCATCTGGGCGGTGCCGCTCACCGGCACGGACACCGTGCGGTACTCCAGGTTGGGCAGCGGCTCCAGGCTCATCGCCGCCAGGGCGTCGACCGCGTAGCCGTGCCCCCAGCCCTGGTCGGTAATGCCCTGCTTCAGCATCCGGCGGATGCCGTCCTTCAGGGCGTCGAGGCCGGACACGGCGCTGTCGCTCTGCTCCGGGTCCTTCGGGCCGGAGAAGAAGACCGGCTCCGCGTCAGGGTCGAACAGGATGTCGTACACGCCCTGGCAGTGACCGATGGCGTCGGTGACCTGCCCGGCGGCGATGACGGCCTGGACGCCGAGCTTGAACTTCTCCAGGGCCTCGGTGCGGGATTCGGCGGTGATGGTGGCGCCGTAGTTGCCGACGACCGGCACGTTGATCTTGTACTGGGCGGGGCCGCCGACCGGATCGACTCCCAGCCGCGCCAGCCAGCCGTTGACCCAATCGCGGTCGACGTGGCCGCGCCATACGGCACCGGAGGCGTACTGGCCGATCTGCCCCCGCAGGATCGCGGCCTGCTGCGCCTCGGCGTAGGCCGCGTTCTCGTCGTTCTCCATGTCTCTCCTCCTGAGTATCTGTCTGCCTATAGCATACACCACGCAGCGAGTCTTTGTAGACCCCCCTCGGGAAGGTTCGCTACCGGCCCGCCTCCGAGCCCACGATCATCAGCGGGACCTCCTCACTCCGGCGATGTAGCTGCCGTGCGACCGAGAGGGGTCGTTGACACATCCCCGGGACTTGCGTCGAGGGCGCCGGGGACGTAACACGTGGCCCTGGTGGACTCGAACCACCTCGTCTCCCCTCATCGGGGCGGCTTTGCCTGGTGACGGCGGGCTATGCAGCCTTCGATAACCGTCGGGCCGATCGATCAGGGCTTACGCAGCTCATCCCCGCGCGGAATCCCCAGCGGGCCCATGTCGCACCGCGTGCAGATCAGGATCCCGGTATCGCCGATAACCCACCTCGGCTGTCCACAGTTCGAACAGTTGTGACCGTGCATCACTCCCCCTCCAGATTCAGGCGCAGATCCTCCAGCGCGGACCAGACGCCGCCCGGCTTCGCGTACTGGTCCCGGTGAGCCTTGACCTGCTCGACCAGCTTCGCGGCGGTCGCCGCGTTGGCCTCCTTGACCTGCTCGTACATCCAGTCGGACAGCCACGCCATGATGCCGTCGAACACGCGCACAGCCTCCCGGCTGTCGAAGATCCCCTCCGGGCGGGGCGTCCACGCCATGCTCGCGGTGCCGAGGGCCTGACCGACCGCCTCCGACAGGGAGACCCTGCCCCCGATGCCCGGGTTGGGGTTCCACGGCGGCGGCGGATCCCACGCGGCCATCTCCTCGATGGCGTTCTCGGCCATCCTGGTCTTGACGGTGGCGGCGGCGGTGGCCGCCCCGAGCTTGCCGACAGCGCCGAGGGCCTCCGACAGCAGCACCTGCACGTCGGCGGCGGTCTCCGGGGCTTCCCGGTCGCGGGTGTGGTCAATCACGGGGTGCCTCCTACGGGCATCTTCGCGGCGATCAGCCGCACGGACAGAACTGCATAGCGGAGGGCCAGTGGCCACCTGCCGCGCCGGGCGGCGCCGTACGCGGCGACCATCGCGCAGCAGGTGCGCCTGCCGGAGCGCTGCACGGGCGGGGACGGCTTACGGCCGTGATCGGGTTTCCCCATCGGCGGCTTACGCCCGTGCGCCCCAGCCATCAGGCGACCCGGGCGGCGAGCGTGCGGACCATCAGGATGCCGTACCGGCGGGCCAGCCGAAACTTGCCCTGCCGGGCGGACTTCACGGCTGCCGCACCGAAGCAGCACGACTTGTCCTTGCGGTTGTTCCCGGAGTCCATGGGGCTGCGGGGCTCCCTCCGGGAGCCGAAGATCTGGTCCTCCCAGTTGAATCCCATCGGGTGATCCCTCCTCCTCTAAAGACGTTTCGCGGGGTAGATCGCCGGGGGCCCACACCACGCCGTGGCCACGGGAGCATGTCTCGATGGCCCCCGGCGATCCGCCGACCAGTCCTTTCTCTCGGTCACGCTTGCGCGATATCCGGGGGGCTCTGGTCGACAGCACGGACAGCCATCATGAGCGGTGGATCGGAATCCTCGCCTAGCCTGTCCGTGCATCCCGTGCCGTGCGGGGAGTTGAACCCCGTCTTCCCCGGGTTAGGGAGCGCTCCACCTCCAGAGCTTCACGGCGGTACTTGGCCAGTTCGGGTCTCCAGGGCATGCCCCCGGCTCACCGTGTTTCCCATGTCTGGGCGGCGGGTCCTTGCTGGCCGTTCCTGTTACCAGCCAGCCTCTCTTGCCTGGCGTGGCCCGCCTATTCCGGACAGTCACCCACCTCTGGTGGTCGTCACGGCCGTGTCAGGCCGTCCTCGGCGGCTTCCTTCGCGTCACGACTGCTCGGTGTCGTTGCCCTGACAAGGCAAGTCACCGGATCGTGTACGACCTGCGTGCAAGCCACGAAGCACTTTCGGTCGTGGCACTGGACCGATTCGAACGGCCGTCCTCCCGGGGTTTTCCCCCCGGGCGCTCTATCCGCTGAGCTACAGCACCCATCCCTTGCTCAGGGGGATGGCGTCGGTTGGCGGCGAGGTGAGCAGTCGACAGAGCTTCAGGGCAAGTCGTCCTCGTCGTTCCTTCGCGTGGAGAGAGCAGGACTTGAACCTGCATCCGTCTAGGGCCATAAAGCCGCTCTGCCTGTTGAGCTATCTCCCCGTACCGGCGCCCGGCGGCTGGCCGGGTGCCGGGCGATCAGACGGTCGGTTCCTCGTCCTGGTCGGCCGCGCGCTTGCCGCCGGTGGTGTTGACCTTCACGGGGGACAGGACGACCGTGCCGTCCGCCTCCTTCTCGGCCGAGTAGAACTCGCCTTCGGCGACGAGGTCTTCGAGTGCGATGCGGCCACGGGTGCCGACCTTGTAAAGCTCAAGCACTGGTTCTCCTCCGAGTTGGGTTGCCGGGGTGAGGGGACCGGGTGGGCCATACCTCCCGGGCGAAACCGCCCGGGTTGACAGACCGTAGGAGGCGCTTGGCCTGCCCGGTCCCCTCCGTCTGTTGTGACCCTACACCACTCCGCAGGGGTGGGTCTCTGCCGCCCTTGCGGGTGGGGTTTTCGGGTCACGCCGGGCCAGGATCTCGGCCCGGAAGTGTGAGAACAGGCCGTCCCAGTCGCAGTCGGCCGGGTCGCCGTCGAAGTGGAGGCCGGGCACGTTGGCGGCGAGAGCGCCGAACAGCCAGGCTTTCTCGCCGCTGCCGCAGGCCGGGCTGAGGAACGCGTCGGCTTCGATGCCGAGGTGCCAGGGCCTGCCGTCGAGGTCGTCGAGGTGCAAGGCGACCCGCCAGGCGTCGCGGCGGTTGATGGTGTCGGCGATTCCGGCGTCCATCAGAGCACCACGACCGGGGTCATCTTGGTCAGCGTGTAGAGGTTGCCGTCAACCGTGAGGAACGAGTGGATCGATCCCGCGCCGCCGTCCGACTGGTCGAGGACGCCGCGTACGTCGGTGCCGTCATCGGTGGTGAACTCGACGGTCCGGCCGCTGTAGGCGCCGAAGCTGGCGCCGATCTGGCCTGCGGTCCAAGTCTCCATTTGGCACATCCTCCCTGGTTGGTCTGTCGGATTTCAGGGTAGTCGGGGAGGGGAGCGGCTGTCAACCCTTGATAGACGCGGCCGGAGATTCGGGTTGACATCGGTGGATCTTCAGTCACTCTGGAGTGCGAAGGAGTACCCGATGGAGGCGGTAGACGCGATGGACGCGCAGACCCAGCAGCTGGAAAAGGACGCATTTGAGCCCCCGGTGATCAACCCGTGGCGGCTGCCGCCGTCGCGTGAGCAGGTCCGCTTCGCCATGGACCTGTGCCACACGGAGCTGCCGTTCCCGCAGCGCACCATCGACGGCTTCTCGACGATGAGCCGGTACGAGATGTCGAACCTGATCCGCAGCTTGAAGGTGATGCGGGCGAAGCGGCTGCGCGGGCAGGCGCGTGACCATCACTGGCGGCTGGCGCCGATGGCGGGGCGCCGGTAGCGTCGCCCAGCAGAAAGGCCCGGTCCACCCCCGTGGGACCGGGCCTTTCGCGTTGCCGTCTAGCGGGGCTTCTTGCGGGTGCCGCCGCCGGAGCTGTCGCGGCGGGCCTTCTCGCTCTTGATGACGCCCTTGACGAAGCGGATCACGGCGCTGTCCACCTGGCGCTGCTGGGCGTCGGCGATCAGCTTCTTGACCGCTTTCGGGTCGCGCGGGTTCTTGGCCATCGGGTTGCCTCCTCGGTATGCCTGTCTGTCTACAGCATACACCAGGGGAGACGGGAGCGCCCCGGGCCTGGCCGCTCTGCCCGGAGTTTCACCGGGCCGCAACGCAAGGTGGCCGGGGCGTCTTTAGTGTCGCAGCACTGCCGCGATTTCATCCCATCGGGCCGATCAACAGAGCCGGGAGGCCCAGCCAGATCATCCACGTGCAGCCTAGCCGTACGGGGAGCTGGCGGGCATCCACGAATCGGCGGAGGGGGCAGCCACGCGCACCAGCCCCTTCTCCTTGCCCATCAGGAACAGCCCGGCCTGCACCAGGGCATCGATGCGGTCCGGGGACTTGGCGTCCTCGGGCACCCACGTGCAGCACTGGTCCTCCAGCTCGATGAACGTGCCGACGTGGTGCCAGCGGTTCTGCTCGTAGCGGGAGGCGACCGGCTCGGCCCGCAGCTTCTTACCGGCCAGGGAGGTGACCTCCTTGATCGGGGCCGGGCCGGGCGGGAACAGGCAGCCCCCGCAGTCCCTGACGTCGCAGCCGGGCGTGTGCTCCTTCTGCATCTGCGCGTAGGCGTCCTGTACGACCTGGATCAGCCACTTCTTGCCCATGTTCGTCTCGACGATGAACCAGGTGGCGCCGACCAGGAGGAACAGTTCCCAGCCGCGCCGGGCGGCGGCGTGACCGACGATCTTCTTCGTCCAGTCGGCCAGCAGGTAGTCGTCCCCGTCGTAGCCGCGCGCGGCGGCGATCAGGCCGGTCTCGTCGCCCGCGCCGGTGGCGCCGGGGTCCATGGAGACGACGACCGTCTTCAGTTCGGGCAGGTCGGCGGCCTTCACCCGATTGTTTTCGATCATGGGCCGGGTCCACAGGGCGCCCTCGATCTCCTCCAGGAGGTGCCCGTACAGCTCCTGCAACCCGGCCCGGGTGCCCTCGTAGATCTTCTTCAGCTCTTCGACGACATGCCGCGACAGGTTCATGATGTTGTCGAAGATCGAACCGGTGGTGATGACCACGGTGCCGTCGGTCTTGTGCTGCCACTCGATCAGCAGCTTGATCGGCTTCGGGGTGGTGGTGACCACGGCGCGCGGGTGGTCGTCGATCAGCGGGGCGCGCAGCGACGGCAGCAGGCCCTCGTACCAGGCGGTGTACGTGTAGCGCCACTTCGCCAGCTCGTCGGCCCACAACCCGGCCAGGTTGAAGCCACGGCCGACGTCGGCGTTGTCGGCGCCCTCGAAGTAGATGATCTGACCGGACGCGAATTCGATCATGAGTTTGGGGGACTTCCAGTACCGGAAGTCCTTGCCCTTGACCAGGCCCATCCGGGCCAGGATCGACAGGATGCCGGAGTTGCCCTCGATGCACGCCGTCTTGCAGTCGTTCAGCGTCTCGGCGACCACCAGCCACTCCGTGCGCTGGCCGAACACGTCGACCGGGTGCCGAAAGACGCGGTCCAGGAGGTCCTCGGCGCCGGTGCGGGTCTTGCCCCAGCCACGGCCGGAGCGGATCAGCCAGACCAGCCAGTCGCCGGGCGGGCGGAACTGCTCGGGCCGTCCGACCCACCACCAGGCGCCCTTCTCGATCGCTTCCAGGGTTTCGCGGCCCTGGCTCTTCAGCCACATGCGGCGCACGGCGGCGGGAAGCAGGGCCAGTTTCTGCGCGGCCGACAGGCTCATGATCGAAAACTATCGGGGATGAGAGGCAGGTTCGAACTGCTCCCCCTTCCGGGGGCACGGCGTCCCGTATCCGGCTGGCTAATCCTCCCTGCCCTGGTTAGGGGCCATCTAGGCCAGCACACACCCATCCATGCGCGCGGTGCCCGGGGGTCGCCCGGCCGCCCGGCACTCGGGCGACCCCCGGCCGCGCTCGCGCTCACTGCGGAGGAGGTGCAGGGAGCGCGGCGTCCAGTTCGCGAGTCGCCTCCTCCGCGCTCGCGGTCAACTCCTCGTACCCGGCGGCGAGCTGCTCGGGGCTCATGCGCTGCACCATCGCATCGAGGGTCTTCATGATGTTGTCATGCTGCACGCCGACCTCGACGCGGACGCCGGGCATACCGGCGTTGTCGGTGGTGGTAGTGGCGGCGACCGTGACCGACGTCTGCGCGGCGGCGGCACCCTTGTTCAGGGTCTCCAGGCCCAGCGCGGCCCGTTCGATCTTCGCGGCCGTGTCGATCATCAGGATCAGGGCGTGCGGGGAGATCGCATCGGCGTCGAGGGTCTCCAGGCGCTTCAGCGCCTTGTCGAGCATCTTGCGGGCGATCTTCTGGTGGCTGCGGGCCAGCTCCTCGCGGGCGTCCATCAGCCGGATCGCGGTCAGCCGGTCCTGTTCGGCGTCCCACAGGGCCGCCCGCGCCACCCACTTGTTGTAGCGGGCGATGCGGGCGGTGGCGGCGAACGACAGCGGCGACAGCTCGGCCAGCTGGGCGACGGTGCGGATCCGGCCCATGTCCCGGTACATCAGGAACAGGCCGTAGTTGCGGGGTGTTTCGGCGTCCTGCTTCAGCCAGGCGTCGATCGCCGGGTCGAGTTCCAGCTCACGCCGGGCGAGAGCGTCGAGAACTTCGGGGGCGCGGGTGTGGTCGTTGCTGTTCTTGCGGCTCGGGCGGCTGGTCATGGGCTCCTCCTACGGGAGAGAGCCTACCGGTCAGCGAAGATCGAGCGGTCGCACGTAGAGGTCTGGGAAGTCCTCGTCGTCTCCCCAGAGCAGTCCGGAGAGCCCCTGATGGCTCGGCTTGCCGATCAGCTCGGCCTTGACCCGCTCGGCCTCCTCCTGGAGAACGAACAGGTCGATCAGCTCGTGCGCGCTGTATGGGTTCACGCGCGATGACCACAACGCCCACACCTTCATAGGCCGGGCCAGAGCAGCTCGGCCGGAACGTCGAACGCCTCAGCGATCAGATAGGCACCCTTGGCCCACACATCGACCGTCTCGGCGATCAGCGGCGGGATCTCATCGGGTGGCAGGCGGCGGCCGGTGGCGTGGAACAGCAGGGCGCCGGTTCGGCCCCGGTCCATCGTGCGTTCGCCGTGCCATTCGTACACCCAGGCGTCGAATCCCCACGGCATCCAGCCGGACCAGACGATCTGCGCCGGGGCTGCCAGATCGGGCAGCAGAAAGGCGGCCGTCTCACCGTCGAACGGGCCGCCGGTCAGGACGAGACGGGCGGCGTTGCTCGTCGGGGTGTACGGCCAGGCCCAGTTAGCCATGGGACCGACGGCTCCGGAGGAAGTCCCGCAGGAGGGTCGCCAGCATCAAGGGCCAGAGGACGACGGTCGCGGCCAGGAGGAGCGCCATGCCGCCGGGGATGACCCTCAAGGGGCGCTCCAGCTCATCCATCGCGGCGTTCAGCTTGGGGTCGTCCTCCCGGTGCTGAATGCCGTGGTCCACGGCGAGGTAGAGCAAGATTGCGGCCAGGGCGCCGATCGCGATGTAGCAGTTT